GGTCTTTAGTGATAGTCAGCACTTTATTATCAATAACTTGATCTGTGCCTTCTGATATTGACATGCCTTTGTTTCTGTTGCCAGCAACAGCGGCTCGTGTGAATGCACTTCGTACAATACCGCCAACTGCAGCTCGTGCTGAATCTGAACCATCACCATTAATTGTAACTGAAGGTATGTAGCCTACTTGTTCGCGTGCTACTGTGTCCGCTGCTTTGTAAATGTCCGCCGCTAAATTTGTTAATTCATTTGCCATTTTAATGCTCCTTATTATTTTTAATAGTTTCTACACCGTAGAACGAATAAGCAGCACCGCTACTGATTTTTTGTAATGATAATATAAAACAATTCTCGTGTCAAGAATTTATCAAGTTACTTTACCGTCATTTTTGAAAAAAGAGGCTCTGTCATTTTGGCTCATTGCATCTAATGTTTGACGCGTAATTGTTTTAATGTTTACATCAAATTTTGGATTTTCAGCACCTGTGCCAATTGAAGTGCCGAAAAGGTGCGGCGCTGTCTCATTTAAACCTTCTACCCATTTGTCCATAGTAAGTGGGTCAACTGTATCTTTAATCAATATAGTAGTACCATCTTTATCTAAAGCTACAGCTTCACCATCTTTGGCAGTCCATACAGCTTTACCTCGTGCAACGACATCTGCTAGTGCAGTTTTAGATACACCTGCTTTAACGGCGGCATCTTTAAGAGCACTATCAACAACTGCTGTTTCATTCTGAGTTTTTAATAAGGTATTATGAGCTTCAAGTACTTTCATTTTCTTGTCTTGGTCAGCTGTATAAGTATCAAATTTTTCATTTAGCTTGTCTAAATCACTAGAACCGTCAAGCTTAGTCTTAGCGTCAAGTTTTTCAGCCTCAAGAAATTTAGCCCACTTTTCAACATCTACACCGTCAAATTTAGTTTTGCTTTCCTCAGCTGCCTTAGTGAGTGCTATATTATTGTTACGAAATTCAATCACTTTTGCGTTTTCAACTTTCAAGGCCTCCTCTTGCTTCTTGATTTTTGCTTCTAATTCCTCTATTGTCATTTTATTGCTCCTTTTTGTTGTTTAAAATAATACATTCATTTACTACTTCTATTAAGTGTTCTAATAAATAAGCACTAATTTCATCAATTTCAAACGAACGTTTATAATTTATGCTTTTTAAAATACTATCGCAAGCATGTAAGCATTCATGAGCTATTATTGATGATTTGGGATCATCCTTAAATAATAGAATAATTTTACTATTAATATATAACCAATTAATATCACATTGGGCTTCAGAATTTGGGTATTCATAGAATTTATTATATTTTTCAAGACTATAAGAACCTATAATTACGGTTATTAGTGTTTTAAATATCTCTAATTTATAAGAATAACAAGTTAAATTAAGTTTTTTACCAGTCTCCTTATGCGTAAATTTAGTATCGTGTTGCTTAATTTCATTCATACTTTCAATTGGTCTAGCCTCAAAGGCTTATTATTTTGATTAGTTAAGTCTGAAAAATCTATTTTACCATCATTCCAAAGTTCATATCTTTTTGCCCCAAGCGTTTTTTTTTGAAAATCGGTTGGTTTAGTTTTCAACCATTCTTCGTAATCCAAATTTGCTGATACTTGCCCGTCCATGCTCGCCCTAGTTTCAGATGATAATTTTTTCATAGAATTATCATATTTTTTAATCACGGGCACTTGTGCTGACCTACAACCCCAATGAGCAGACGAGCCAGGATATGCTTTATTGTGACCTATGGGCTTCTTTGTGTTTATATCCCAAATTAGCCCGTCTAATGCTTTGCAAATAATGGTAGTTCTAGCATCTAAAGTTGAAACCCACTCTATCCCTAAAATAATATCGTCATTATTTTCAAAAGTGGCTACTCTTGCTTCATTGGCAATTGAATGTATAGAAGTTCTAACAAGCAATTCAGCACTTCGATAATTTCCTGCAAATGCCCCGTTTCGTTTGCGTAAACGTTTATTACCTGTTAAATTTCGTGCAATTTCCATGCCGCCGAGGTTTTTAGAAACGCCATCTCTGACGGTGTCTTTAAACTTATTATTAAATGCCTCGCCTCTACGTTTCCACCATTCCGAAGGTGAGGCACCTTCGATAAGTGCCTTGCTTATCTCATTTAACTTAGCTTTGGTTATTTGAGTTTGAGTATATTTAGTTCCCAAACTGATGTTAATATTGTTTATTGATTGTTTTTCAACCAATGCAGCAAGTGCTGCGAGTAAACCTGTTTGCTCTAAAGAAATGCTATCGTATGTTTGTTTGATTAAATCTTTAGCATTTTTAAATAAGAGTGCTAATCTTGCTTGCATTATTTGCTTTTTTTGGCTACTCCACAAATCAGAATTTAAAAAAATGGCTATTAGTTTTTTTTCCAATGCTTGGATTTTTTTAACAACCTTTTTTTTAGTGCTAGCCTCTAATTGTTGCAGCTCTATTGATTGTTCTAAAATCCTGTCTTTGACCTTGTCGTTAATTGACATTGTCGTTAATTGACATTGTCAATGCTTATTTTATCTTTTTCAGTTTTAATATCAGTGCTTGGCTCTAAAATTTCGCCTCGTTTCATGTTGTACAAGAAGGTGTCATGAGACACTGCACCTGACTGCCACGCACTCATTAACGCTGTTATATCCTGCGGAGACATCTTAGTATCAACGAAATCAGTATTTAATTTAACTGAAATATCAGTATCACCAAAGCCACCCCAATCATTCATAATTTTTAATGCTTTAGTTATTGCTTGTTCAACCATTTTAACTGCACCAACTAGCGTAGATGCTTCGGCATTTTGTCGCAATCTAACAGTATCTGCTGCTTCAACGCCTGTTTTTTGACCTTGCAATAATTGTGAACCGAGAGACGACATCATTGCTATTTTTTCGTCCATTCCGACCTCTAAAGCCTTTAAGCCTTGACCCGTGAACTCTAAATAACCGACTCGGGCTTCAGGCTTTGGCAATATCCAAACTTTACTAGGCCCTATGTTTAAGGTGTCTCCATCTACCGCATCATAGCCAGTCACGTAAGGCGTGGGCAGTGCTGTGTAGAGTCTGCCATGTTCTAAATCTGCTGAAGTTCGATAAAGTGAGAGAGACATATCAGCAAGCGCTAACATAGATGATTTTGAGGGTTCTAAATTAAAACCATCGGTTGAAACTCCGATAAATGGAATAAAATCTAAGGGTTTATTTTTACGTTCAGCGATAATGTCATCGCCTGCTATCCATTTATCATCTTTATCTTTTTGCCAAATTTTGACAATATATTTATTGTCAATAAGCTTTAATTCTCGATATTGCTCTTTGTAAACAATCGAATAATCATCATCACCAGACGTTCTAAATGCTTCTTGTAAAACGATGGTATCGTTAAACCAGCTTGTGATTTGCTCAGTAATATAATGAACAATGTAAGGTCTTTCGTCGTAATCGATTAACAAACCCTGGCGATTCATCAAAATTTGCTCTTGCAACATAATAGCGATTAAGTTATTTAGCGATACGCCAGTATTTGTAATGTCATTAAATAAAGCAATTAATCTATTAGGTGCTTTAATAATTGGGTCAACTCGCATAACTGCACCAACCAGCCCCCTAACTGTTCGCTCTACGCCATCAAAATAAACTGCTCGCATTTTATATGCGTTGTATTGTTCTTTGCTTTGACCTTGAAATTTTGGCAAATATTTATCACCCCTGCTTTTGACTGCATCGCCGCCATTAAAAGTGTCTCTTATTCTTGCCCATTGATCCGAATATTTATCATAATTTGGGTGTGTTGTATTAATTGGCATTAGTATGCTCCCACCACTGGCATTGTTGTAATTTGCCCTCTTTGCTTAATCTGCGGTTGCAGGGCGTATCTTAAAGAGTCTATATAATGATTGTGTTTGTCAATAATTGTCGTCAAAATATTATCTGTTAGTTTGTCTGTTTTGTAATTATATCTTAAAAATTCATCGGCTGTATTAAGACAGCGATTGTGAATGTGTATCTGCCTAAAACTTCTAATAAAAGCAATCCCGTCCTCAATGCTACCAGCCCACTTATATACTGACTCTATCCTATATCCTTGTCTCTTGACATAACTAATGCTCTCAGGTCTTGAATTATCTGCTCTAATGACGTTTGCTTTGGCTTGTGGCACAGTGTCAATTAGTCTATGAGTGTAATCTAATTCAACTTTAACACCGCCTGCTTCATAATCAATAAACAACTCTTTATCAACAATAAAACATCTAATAATTGCCGTAGGGTCTTGCGAAAATCCCCAATCTAAACCAAAATAAAACACGGCATCAGTGGGCGTGTCAAAGTTCTCAACAACGTATTTATTTTTGAATATCTGAGCATCAGTTGAGGTTCTGCAATGCCCCTCCCAAATGTGCAAATAATCGTTGTAATTGATTGACTTTTGATATTCCATCTCTTTTTTTAATTCGTCTGAAAAATAAAGATTATCTTTGTAGCTCACTTTTACAGTTGTTTGATTTTCTCTGATAGGTTCGCTTAAAAATCTGGTGTAAGTAGGGTCTGTGCTCAAATTTGGATTAAAACTAAGCCAGATTTCCGAGTCCGTTTTTCGAATAGTTGGGATTAAAACCTCCCAACTTTCATTTGATATTCTTTGTGCCTCCTCAATCCAGCAAATGTCCACGCCTTCAAGCGATTTAATCGTTTGAAGAGAATGCTTTAGCCCGTGAAATAAAAACTCAGTGCCATTCAATCCATAAATGCCGTCTCTTGTGATTCTAAAAAAAGAGTCTAATTCAAACTTTGAAATGCAATCAGTCAATAATTTATGAACTGAATCTCTTATCGAATTTTGGACTTCACGAGTGCAAAGTATTCTCATTTTTTTTTGACTGCCAAGAACTAACAACGCAATGCTAATTCCCCATGATTTGCCACCGCCACGCCCCCCGTAGTAGACCTTATAGCGTTGTTTTTTGAAAAGCGGCTTAAAGGCTACGTTCATTTTGATTAAACGATTATCCATAATCATATTTTAATTTAAAAATAAATGAAAAATAAGTAAAATAATACTTGACACACGTATATAACTGTGTATAATGATTATTAAGAGTTAAGAAACTCTACTGAACCAAGCAGATTTACTTGGGAATTATGGAGATAATAAAATGAAAACAATGACTAGAGAACAAGTAATAATTATGGACGATGTTGTTAAAATGGGTGGCAAAGTTTGGGATCGCGGCAATATGAGCAGAACTTACATCACATGCGACATTCTAAATACTTTAGATAAAGAGCAAGGCGGACAAGGTGATTATAACCTTAATAGCCAAAACAATAAACTTTTTCTTGACAATTTAACTGGCAAAGTTATGCGCTCTTACAAAAATAAAAAGGCTAAAGTAGAATTGAACTTGAACTAAAAAAATAATTTTGGAGTAAAAATAAATGAAATGCGAAAAATGCGGCGCTATGCTTGGCAAAAACAGCGGAACGATAAACCAATTCATTAAACGCTTTACAAAAAAATGCGAATGGTGCAACAAAAAATACGATGGCGTGAAGGTGTCTAAATTTTGTTCTAATGCGTGCAGACAAAGAAATAAATATCAAAAAATAAAAAAATAAAGCCCACATAATAACCCTATGCGAGTATAGGGTTATTATGGCACATTCGCCTAATTTTATTTCATTAGCGAAAACATTAAACATCTCACCTTTAAATTCTATTGAATAAATCATACCAACGGGTTTGACGTTGTGAAAATCAAGAAGTTTGCATGATTGCCAATATTCATTAATGAAAGTATTGGCAATGTCTGTTTTTAATATCCATCTGTGCCTTCAATCATTTTTAGCACCTCCTACTATAATAATTCCCTTGTACGGTCAATCTTAACATAACGGTTGCTACGTGGATTTTTTACTTGAACAATATCTGTTTGATTATTCATGTAACTAGCATTTGCCCCTTTCGTGCCCAGCGTGCTAATTGACGCTCTAAACCTCTATCACTATCATTAAAATACTTTACTAAAAATTCTTTAGCATCTTTTTTACCAAGATGGAAATAATAAACTTTGTTAGATTTTTTTCCGTCTTTTTTGGCTTTAATGGTTTATTTCATATTATTTTCCTTTTATTTTAATCAGGCTCAACGAACTGGACTGTTAAATTGACTTGAGTATTGTTAGTAGTGTTATTTTCAATCAACGCTTTTGGCTCAACTATTGAGTGAGCCTTGACCATAACACCCTGGGCTTGCGATAAATCATTGAAGTTAATTTTGTCATCCTCTGCACCTTGCAACTTCTTTAATGTCCTTTTAGCGATATACTCTGTCCCTTTAATAGTTAAGTCTTTTATCTCTTTTATCTGTTTTGAGCGTTCTAGTATAAGATATTGCTCATGTCCCGAGTGTGTCCCTATTTCGCCCTTTACATCCGCCAGCTTGTTTGCCAATTTCTCACCTTCACGACTTACACCGTTTGTAGTTGTAATTCTTGAAATTATGCTTGAGCCTCTGTTGTAAGTTCTTGACAATTCAGCGACTGTAGCACCAAGCCTGTATTCTGCCCTGATTTGGTCTTTCTGAACCACGGACAGCGTTGTCTTTCTTGCTAGTTTTTTAGCCATTGATTATTTTAGTATTTTTCTTTGGTGATTTATTCCCAGAACCTTGACTCGTTCTTTTTGTTCCCATTATTTCCTCCTTGTTAAAATTCCATTTTAAAACCACTCAAATCGTCAAAATCAAATGCTTCTAAATCATCAATATTAAAACAATCGTCATTTACTTTTACCCCCAACCTTACCTTATGATATTTCACCGCATTTTTAATAAAATTGGCAGAATAATCGTACATTTCTTTGCTATCTATTATATCTAGTTGCTCTATATTTTGAGAGCTCCTAAGATTGGCACTACCACTCATAACATAATTATGACCTTCATCTGTTTTAAAAAGTACCATTTTCACGTGAACATATGCGATAAAAATTCTAGTATTTGGCAAAACAGATAAATCTTTAATGAGTTTTTGTCTTTCATTTGCGTAAAAATATGCTGACAAAACAAGTGTTAATTTTTTAACATAGCCACCCTCCAGCAAGTTTTTCAAACTTTGAATATTAACACTAGACAATGATAATGTAGATATAATCAATTCATCTGTTTTAAATTGCGTTTTCTCAAACAAAGCCTCAATAAAATCACCATACACAAATTCACCTGCCAAAAAGCAAAAAAAATGCTGACCTTTTGGGTGAAAATCTATATCACTAATTATTTTTTCTGCATTACGATATAAAACTTTGCTGGTTTTTACAGGAACAAAAGATAGTTTTTTAAATTCACTTTTAGCCATTTTGATTTTCTAACCCGTTGCTTCCTTCATTCATAATCAAATTTTAACCTAGTTTTGGCATTAACTGCTTGTTTTCCAGTGTATTCTTGCACCCATGCTAGCTCTTTACTTTTCCCACGCATATTAAGTGCTTCATGCGTTTTGTTAAAATCAGCCCATCTGTATGTTAAATTTTGATTTTCACAAGCGATTATTTGTGATTGTTTATTCCCTTCAATCCACCGTTTTAGATGCGGATAATTGATTTTGTTGTGCTTATATTTTCTACCAGCAATGCCCGAATATGGGGGGTCAATAAAATAAGTTTGATTTTTAAAGTCAAGAGACTGTCCATAAGCAATATCGTAGTCACCTAAAATTGCTTGCCATTTTTTAATTTTAGGCAGTTGTTTGATGATTCTGTCTTTTACGTATTCATTCCACACTCTACAACTCTTTTCTTTGTAATATGTAGTAAACCAATTTCCCAAAGATTTTGATGGTTGTGGACGTGCTTTTGCTGTCCAAAAACCTATTAAATTCTGTTCCACTGGTTGCAACTTTGATAGTGCGTCCTCAAAATCATAAATATGTTTATCACCCATTGTTGGTAAAGATGATATTTGCTTTTCGCTTGCGTTGATTAAATAATTCCAAATGCCAACAATTACAGGGTCTTTATCAATCAAAATCGCACGCTTAGGCTCATGATATACGCTGTATGTGGCCGAACCTGCAAATGGCTCAATAACTACATTCCCTAGACTTGGTGCAGGGTAAAATCCTTGCTGACACAAGCGATATTTAGATCCGTAATAACTAAAAAATGGTTTCATTTCCTACCTCCAAAATCATTGCGTTTAAACAATCATCGTTAATTAGTTTAAT